TGACTGCAAACTCGTAAGTCTTACCCCTGTGTAGATACAGTGTCGGATTGCTGTCACCGTCCGTACCAAAGCCGTTGAAGAGGTAAGCTCCCGATCCGCTATTCGTAACGGCAAAATATCCATCAGACGTGGCAACGTCCCACACACCGAGTGTGGCGTTATAAATAAATCCATTAAAAAGGTCGCCGCCTGATGGGCTATCTGGAAAATTCATTAAACGTCTCCGACCTTTATGAAGCTAATTGATGCATCAAACGTGCCGGTGTTTCGTGTACCGCCTCCGCCTGTCACCAACCCGAAATACACTTGAAAATGATATGAGGCTGTAGACGAAACGCTGGTAAGCAGCGTTATCAAAATAGTTGACTCTGGGCCTCTAGATATTTGAGTGTCCCCAAGGCTAGCTGGCGCTCTCGCCGTGCCGCTTGGGCCTACAAGCCTCGCGAATATGCCGTTTATATCGTTGTTTGTCTGGTCTAAGGTCATGCTCGCTTCGACTATCCAGTAACCAGAATCGAGCGTGAAATATCCGCCCGAAACAGAGGGAGACCACGACGTAAGTGTTACCCAGTTAGTGTTTGTCCCGTTGTACTGTGTGAGTTTGTAAACTGTTGCAGGAGTAACATAAGACGAGCTTGGGATGTGCTGCTGTGCATTCTTAAAAGCAGAATCTGTAGAGCTGTAATTTAATACATCGCCATTCGCGATTGAGCTAATGCCAGTGTCCGAAGCTGCCGCAAGAGATGAAATGCCACTGGTGTTCGACGACCCTAACGCGATCCAGTCACCAGACGCTGAGTCGTACACGTAGGTCACTCCGTTGCTTTCAGAGAACCAAGCATGACCATCGATTGGGCTTGAAGGCTTTGTAGATGATGTCTCGACAAGCGCGTCTACGGTGAAGTTCGACCATGCTCCGTTTTGCCGTATGTACTGTGAGCCGTTAGAAACCGCATCATCTAACTTATCTGTATTTAAGTTAGTGAAGTTAGCATCAAACTCTGTATGAGTTAGCGGGGAGCCTTTTCCCGATACTGTGACAATCGTAGACATTAGGTTGCCCCTACCCTATGAAAAATAGGGTGAGCCACCAGCGTGTCTGTGGAGTTAGTGCTGCTTGCCAAGCCTCTGAATCTAACCTTGCAATTGGCCGTGCTAGTCACATCAAAAAATTCCACCGTTGTAGTGTTGTGCCCAGAAGCCAAGGAGCTTCCGGTATGTGCGCTTATCCCAACCGCAGTCCAATTAGATCCACCGTCAGTTGTTGTTTCCATTTGCAGTTGTGCTGTATTAGTGCCGCCAGTACTTGAGAAAGTAACAGCGGCGCGAATCTGCCAAATCCCAGTAGAAGCAAAAGTGAACACGCCAGAAGATTGAGATACGGGGGTATTGATAGCGACCGATGAAGACCACGTCCCCGTGATGATATAACTGGTGCTAGATGAAAAACCTTGACTAGAGCTATCCCATTGAGCAATCAAGATAGGATCGTTGACCCACTTTGACGTACCTGAATCGTAAGCAAGTAAGTCATTCGTCTGAGGAGACGTAATGTTTACGTCGCTAAGACCAGACAGCGCTTCTGACCCACCCAAAGACCCAGTCGGCGCGCCAGTAGCCACCCACTGTGAAGACGAGCCGTCAGCGTAATAAACATACGTGACGCCGTTGCTCTCTGAGTACCAGACATCTCCATCAGAAGGAGAAGACGGCGCGGTGCTGGACGTGACAACCGTCGCCGCAGCAGACACCGTCGCCCACGCACCAGACTCGCGGGCGTACTGGTTCCCGTCAGATGGAGCGTCCTCAATCTTATCTGTGTTTAGGTTAGTGAAATTAGAGTCCACCTCTGTGTTAGTCAGAGGTGAACCCTTTCCACTTCTTGTTACTATCGTAGACATCTATTTCCCTTTAGGAAGCAGAGACCGTGATAGTCCACGTAATGGTCATGCTGTCATCTGCAGCTTTGGTCACAGTTCCAAAGACCGTGCGGCAGAGCATGGTTCCCGCTGAAGAGGCGTTGAAGAGACCGGCTTCAGTTAATGAACCAGTTCCGTCGCCAGCGGCCCAGCTACACACGAAGGCAATCGCGTTGTCTGTAACCGTTGTGCTGGTCAGAGCATTTCGATCCAGCTCAGTACCGAGAGCAGTGTCAGCAGCCGCCGCAGCAGTAGAGCCGGTGCCCACCGCCATGTGACTCATTACGCTCTCGCTTGTACCGTTCATGCGAGATGCAATGTAGTCCAGTCCAGTATCGACAATCAGGTTTTCAACCTTCTTCTCGTCTTTGATATTTCCATCGGGGCCACGAACAATGATGTCCAGTGTTCCCTTTGCTTTGAGTCCATCGATGATCATGGCTTTTTCCTTTAGGTGAGGGTTCGTTTAACTCCGACAAAGTCGTCTTCAAAATATCCAGAGCTGGTATAACTCTGGGCCAGAAGAACCCCCGTGTCGGAGCAGTTGGCGGGGTCTTCTAGGGTCTTGGAAAATGCGGCGGCGTAAGCATCCGCTGCATCAAATGTGTTTGACTTGTTAGCGCCCAACGAAAAAACAGCGGCGTCTGAAGCGTTGGCTGTGTTGCTTGGGTTAACCACTTCCGCAAGCGAAAACACATCCGAGATGTCGGCAGCATCAGCAATAACCTTGGAGAATGACTTGGCAAACACGTCGCTAACCGAAGGCGTTTCCGCCCTTACCAAAGACAGAGAGAATACGGTGGTCTCACTGACCTCTGCCGTGTTGCCTGTCGCGAGGCCAGTACCAAAGTTTTTCTCAAGCAAGAGGAGCGGGCTGTCAGCAGCGTTAGCGCCATCCGACTTAACTAAGCTGGACGCTTTGCCTACCTGCTCTGATACTGAGGGGGCTTCGCTAACGAGCTTACTGAAGGCATTAGCGTAAAGATCTGCCACAGACCAACTGTCAGATACAGGCTTGCTGTAGCCCAGCGCAGCAACGTCACCAACCCCTGCAGTATTTTGTGGGCTTCGGTTAAGGCCTTCTTCGATGCTGGAGGCTAGAGAGTCTGATACTGAAACCGAGTCAGAGAATGATCGGTTGTAGGCCATAACCCTAACGAACACGTCACTCATGCCAGCGGTATCTGATAGGGCTTTGCCCACAACGAACACCTGCGCGTCGGTGATAACTGGTGTTTCGCTGGGATTCTTCCCGAACGCATTTACATATGCGTCTGTGCTGGTAAAGGAGTCCGCTACAGGACGTCTAAATGCCTTCGCTGCTACGTCCGAGAGCGCTCCAGCATCAGCAAGAGGCTTATTGAATGCGTAAGCAAGCACCTCTGTAATGGTGGGGGCATCGATAAGACCTTTGCCAACGTCTTTGTTAGCTATGTCTGACACAGTGCCCATGGACACGACTTCGGAGACATTTTTAAACAGGTGGGCTGCGTAGAGATCAGAACTGCCTGCTGAATCAGCAATAGCTTTGGCTACCGCAAGGTTGACAAGCTCTTGGAATGCAGCGCTGTTAGTAAACGCACGAATAGTGCCTGTCAGCAGAGAGCCAGAGTCTAGGTGAACATTAGTCGCAACTAGATTGCTGACTGCTACATCAGATACAGAAATTTTGCCTTGAGCCGCCATGGCTCGCAGCAAGGCACGCTGTATGCCCGCGCGGATCATCCGAAAGCTTCTCGCACTTTAAGCTTTAGCAGGTCGTTTACCGTCTGGACTTCTCCACCCTGAAAGGTGGTTTCTATTTCGGCCTCAAAAACCCCCGCCGTGTCTAAAGTTCCGGTAGGAAAATCCGTACTGGCAACTCCATTTTCAGCGTCAGTGACCGTCATAGTGAGCGTAGACTTTACGGTAGAGCCGCCGATTTCTCTTATGCGGAGTCGCACAGTCGCGCCATTAAGGTCAATTGGCGACCAAGTTGCAGAGTCTTCTGGGTCAAGGGTTTGCCCAGTTGCAGCTTCTGAAGCATCTTTTAAAGTGACAACAACGCGAGGTAGCGTGTCGCCTTGAACCAACTCTAAAGTGTCGGAGTACGCCATCAGATAAACGCCCTCGATTTAACAGTTAAAGATCCGCCGCTATATCCATACTTAACTTCGCGGGTAACCTGACCCGTGCGCTGATCAAAGAGCGCCTTATTAGACTGAGCTGCGCCCATGTTTGACCAAGGCTGGCTAGTCATCATTTGCAAGCGGTATATCGCGCCGTGAACAAGTGGCTCTTTGTACTCCTCGCCAATAGTGTCAGGGATGCTTGACGAGCTAGGGGATGGCTTCAGGGAGTACAAGGCCTTTAACGTCTCTCTTTCGTTTGGAGTTAAAGCCAAATAAAACTGAGTGTTATCTCTTTGAGAATAGTAGTTAGGCTTGCCCTTGCTGGTTCCATCTCCAGTTATTTCGAGGAGGCGGGTGTAGGAGACCGGCTGCAAGGTCTGCTTGTTTCTATAAATATCAACGATGTGGTTAAGCTCTGTCCCAACAGGAATGGAAAGCTCATATTCGGTGATGCTGGGAATAACCAAAAAATCTTCTGGCTCAAGTCGATAAATGTCTGTCTTAACGCAGAAGTCAATCGCCGACTCTCGGATAGCGCGCTCCACTAAAAAGTCGGGCGCTCCGTGAGCCTCTGGCCTTACATACTCTGCTATTTCCAGAAATCGCACTATTAAGCCCTCTGTGCGTTTCTGTCTGGATTGTTTGGCCGTGGATCTGTTGCCGCGTCTGCTCTTGTCTTAATTCCGAGAGCATTGGCAAAAGACTGATAGTGCATCATCGAGCGCTCAGCATTACCTGCGTACTCGCTGTCTTTCTGGTATGCGCGGTACAACATGTAATCCAGAATTGCATTGGCGTAGATATCGTCCAGCGTAATAACCTGCGTGGTCGAGTAGGACAGGTCAGCAGGTGCAGTGCTGTAAATGATCTCGATATCCATGCTTGAAGTGGCATTCGGATACACATAAAAATTCTTTGGATCCGCAGCATCGTAAACAAAGTGCTCTATCTTCTTGGTCCCGTCCGCAGAAGTGTTGTGCCAGTTAGGCAATGTCTCATCAAGTATCTTGCGATCAATCTGAGTGATTGCTCGACCAGCGTCATTGCGGACGACATCAATCAAGCGGAGACCCGTTGTCGGTATAGATTGCTTGCTTCCAGACACGCACGTCATGTTGCCGTTTACTGTTTTTGCGTCTGGACGATGAAGGACAATTTCTCTCTGAGCATCGTTAAGAAACGTCATCAACTCCGCTTGAGGAAAGCGAACTTGAGACGTGTCCTGAAGAATAATGCCCGCAGTGTCTATTAAGGTTGCTACTTTAGTCGTTGCCATCTGCAGGCTCCCACTCGATCACTTCGAGGTCTGGATTGTTTGCAAACCCCTCGCTATACGGCCACTCGACACCAGTGACAATGTTGCGCAGGGTTTTAGGAATTCGTTTCGGCAAAACTTTTTCAGGCTCCTTGCCGTTTTTCCGGAGCCGATCTACCTGATCCTGCAGCGCATCAAGAGTCATCCGACGATCAAGCGTGACGTCAAACTCTTCTTTCGCTTCGATGTAAAGGTCATCTTTTGCTGTGCTTGCTGTTTCCACACTTCTCTCCAGTAAGAAGAAAAGGGGGAGGAAGACCTCCCCCTACTCAGTCCTTAGACCTTCCACTTACCTACAGCGAGGCAGTCTGGAGTTACGACCTTGCGGCCATAAACCTTCAGACCACGAACGCCGTCGCCGAAGGTGCTCTCAAGACGAACGGTCTCAGTGTTAGTGAACTGAGAAGCGAACGTGATTGCCTTCGGGTGACCCGCGAGAACGTGGGTGTAAGTAGCATCAGTACCACCTGATGGGGTGTAGAGCAGATTGCTCTGGTAAACCGTGAAGCGATCTACCTGACCCACCTGACCGTTACGGAGAGGCGAAGTCGCATCGCCAGTCAGGTACGCTTGACGCAGTTCGCTCTGCTTGAGCAGAGAAACCATGCTGGGAGGCAGAACGATGAACCGACCCTCTTCAGGGATGTTCAACTCGTCCAAGTCCTTAGCAATGTCAAGGATGTTGGTAAGGATGTTGCTGGAAGTAATGGTGGTCTGCGAACCGATAGTGCTCGCGCCAGTTACGACATTAGCAAGAACATCGGTCTCAACCGCGATACGCATAGACTCAGCGGCATCCTTAGATGCTTCGGCCAGCATGTCGATGTCGCCTTGAGCAGACAAGACATCGTCAATCTTAAATGCATAAGATTTCGCTTGGTCGATCAGAAGCTCAAGAGTACTGGTGGTCAGATCAGCGTAGCTGATTGAGCCAGTGTAGTCCGCAACAGTCACGTTAGGCACGGTTCGGATGTGAACCTTATCGCCTTGACCGGAGATTTCCCCCTCATATTCCGTATTTGAGATTGCCGGAAGTACGGAGGAGCTGTAGAACTTAGCCTGCAGCAGCTTGCTGAAAATTTCCGGAATGAATCCGCCCTGATTAGCTGCGTATGTAAACGCCGCTCCAGAGCCGTTAGCACCAATAGCCATCGTAAATTACCTCACAAGAGTTAATTAACGCCGGATGTTGTCTCGCCTCCATGCTTCCATGATGTCGCCTCTGTTGGCTTCAAAATCCTTCAGAGACATTTTATCGATGTCAGCCACAGACCAGATTTTTTGTCCGGCACTCGTATCGGGCTTTCTGGTTTTAGGGAGCTTCGGCTCTGCCGCTGCTTTCGCCTTTTCCAGTGCCCGCTCTTGCGGCGTCGGTTGACCGAATCCCATGTCGCTCTTAAACAAATCCACTGCGCGGTTAACATCATTTGAAGAGCCGCTTTCAATCCAGCTCTTAGTCATAACGTCCTGCGCATCCAGCCAGTCAGCCCAGTCTCCCGTCTGGACAATATCGTCCACGTCGGGGTGCGCTTCCCTGATGCGTGCCATGTGAGCTTCTTGAGCCTCATTAATGGCTTGTTGTTCTCGCATCTGCCGGAGCTGTTCAAGCTCAGCATTTTGATCGGCTACCTGTGCTTGCGTTTTTTCCACCATATCTAGAATTGGTGCCGCTAAGTCTGGGTACTCTTCCCTGACCTGCTTCAGCTTCTCCAGATCGACGTCTTTTTCCGCAAGCTGACGCTTCAGGTTGGTCAACTCAGCCGTTGTCTGCTCGTACATACGTCGCAGCTCTTTGGCCTCAGTTGTAGCCTGAGTCATCTTCCTTTGCGCATTCTTGTAGCGTTCTTCAGCTTTCTTAACTGCTGAATCCACTTCAGACGCTTCGCCGCTATCGTCTTCAGTGAGAGCCTCCACAGGTTCTACGGCAGTGTCCGTTGACTCTTCGGGTGCCGTCTGCTCTGCCGCTGTCTGAACCTCCTCTGGCGTTTCCTCTTCTTGAGGGGCCGGAGATTCACCTTTTAGCTGAGCAATTAATTCCTGTGCTTCCGCTTCAAGTTTTGCTGGATCTACTTTCATTCACGGTTCCTCTTTGGGGTGTCCGTTACTCGAAGCTTGGGGAACGTCTAGGGTTCCTTTCAGCTTCTATTGCCGCCTCGGCGGATTGTTCTAAACCAAGCAGCACGCGAAGCTCAGCAACGCGCCCTTGCTCGTACCTAAATTCTTTTTCCCCAGCGGCCTCTAGTTTTTCTAGAGACTCATCAAGTCTAGATTCCAACAGCTCCATTAGGAGGGGCCATT